AGACGTGTGCTCTTCCGATCTTGAATGTTTTTCTTCGCTCCGTACACCATGATGTATGCCGTTTTCTCTTCGTGGTTATCGGGGTTAGCGAAAGTGTCAGTCATTCCTGCCTCGTTGGTAAGTCCCGTAGCACGACCATTCGTGTTTGAACCATAGCCGCAAGTACCTTGGCTATCAGCCTTGCCGTATTTGGCGTAGAACAGGTTGCAGACATCCTTGTGCATTTCCCAATCGACAAGCTGAAATCCGTTTCCACGGTTCTTCGCATATTGCTTGAAATCCGGCTGCGTTATGCTTGCGGAAGATTGTACGTCACTTATAGAGCGCAACATATCATCACGTAACAACGCTTCATATACACCTGTAAGACACTCAACGTGTTCGCACCAATCAGGCTCAATCGCTTCTATATCCTCCGACTTGGTAAGCAGAACGTAGTCAAACGGGGCGTTGTTTACTACCGAGAATGCAAGTTTTACGGCATTTGCCGGAATCGCATTGAAAAGGTACATTCCGTTGATTATGCCGCTGTCCGAAGTGGCTTTCATGCGCTCTATGATGTTACCCTCCGAATCAAGGAACAACGCACCGTAAACAGCCGAAACAAGTCCGGGGAAACGCACCTGCTTGTAGCCCCTAACATCTACCGTGTAGTAACTATTTTGCGATACTTGTGTTTCCGCTTCTGCCAGCGTGTTGTAATCAACCTGAATGCGTACCGCATAACCTGGCTTCACCTCCAAATCATCCTGCATCAACTTGATGCTTTCTGCCTTTGTCGGTTCGTTTTCAAGAGAACTGAAAATGCGGTACTTTGCTTTGTTCAAGAAGTCGTTCACACCCTTGTACCAGTAGTGAGGCTCAAACATCCATACATCGCCCTCCGCACCAGTAAGAATGGCAGGGGTAGCCAAGTTCACGCTCACGGCATCGTTATAATAACTTGAATGCTTGTCGTGCAGCCTACAGATGGTTTCCTCACCGTTGGCGGTTTTCTTTCCGAGGCAGCGGTAACGCTTTGACAAGATTTTTGCTACGTGACCGCTGTACTCAAACTCATTATCGTAGTCGTACCCGGTCTTGTTGTCGAGGTTGCTAAAGCCCGTGCCGTCAGTGATATGTTCAAGGTGCTTAATCACGGTGTACTCCGGCTGGCTAATTTGCAATTCCGGGAAATGCTCCTGCATCTGCGCAAAGGTCGCATCGTCAATGTAAGTGGTAAGCTGACATTTTCCGACAAGGCGGCAGGTCGGGGTGTTACCTCCGTTCTCGTCCACACCGCCAATCTTCATAAGCCGATTGAGCAACGTGCCATCGTCTTTCATATCCACGCCAGTAACACGCAGGTACTTCACGTTTTGGCACTTATTGAACAGGGCTATCCAGTCGATAGAGGCGCAATCATCCACCACGAGGCGGTCGATGTTGTCCGTACCCTCCAGTTGCAGCCCGTCATTGGTCAGGCGGTTAAGGCTGACAAGTTCCAGCGTTTGCAGCGTGGCAGGAAGTACGACCGACATAAGGGGCGCACCCTTGGCGAATGACACGCTTTTGAGGGCTGTGTTCCCGGCTGAAAGCACCTCCAGTTTTGCATTGCCCGAAAGGTCTATGTTCGTGAAACTTTCGGAAAGCAAGCCGTTCATCGTGAGGCTCTGCAAACTTTTACAATTCGTAACAATCAGCGCATTGAGCGTTTTCTGCGTTGAGCCGCAACTTACGTTCAGCGACCTCAATGCCGTGCAGTTGTTCAGGTTAAGGGTCTGCAAGATTGCGTGGGACACATTCGTCAGGTCAAGGTCTCTGATACGGCTTGCCCCGTAGAAGTTCTGTGGGTCGTTCACAATCAAGTCCGTGCTGATAGTCAGTTCCACTTTTGAACCCTCATTTTCCGCAAGCACCGCACTTTGCGTAGGTGTACCGTTGGTGTAGCCATAGCCGAAGTAGTACCGCTCGCTGGCAGTGATTTTCACCTTACGGGGCGACTGGCTGAACTTGTAGCCGAAGTAGCAAGCGAAGCTATCCGCACGGTAAGTACCAGCCACATACTGCGCATCCATGAGCGCAAAGCGGTTTTTAATGGTATAGAGGCGGTGGGCATAGCGGTTTCCCTGCAAGGCATACAGGTAGTCGTAGTACTTCACGCCCTCCGTTGTGCTTACACCCTCCGTCAGAGGCTGGATGTACTTGAAATAGCCGTCCTTGTTATAGACACGCTCCGACCAGTTACCCATCTGCGTAACATTGAACATCGTAAGCACCTCCTCCGTACTCATGTTAGAGCGGATAATGCCAGCGACCTCAATCAACTTGTCTTTCATTGCGGTGCGCACCAGTTCCCACAAGAGGCTATCGTGTCCGGCAAAAGCGTATGAGCCAGTGGAGTTGTCGAAAGTCTCGTGCGTGATGATATACGTGTACGCAAGCACGGAATCATTACGGCTACCGAGGATTGTATCAGCATCGTAAGGCAGGAAATACCATGTCAGACCGTCCCAAGTGGCAAGCATCATATTCTTTGCCCGTTGGTCAACCGCCATGAAGTAGTCCGTGAACAGATACCAGGCGCAAAGGCTGTTTACATCGAAGTATTGGCTAACCTCTGCTTTGAACTTATCGGGATTGTTCCGGCAACTTACTATCCAGTTCCACAAACGGGTAATTGCGCCTTTTTGATAGGCGGTAGCATCGCCCCAAGTAACATCAGCCGGGAAGCGGAACTCCAGACTATCGTCAAACTCCGTCATGTCGCTTGTGGAGAACAGGCAGAGCAGTTTTGAGTTGTTAAGGAACTCCAAGCAGATGCACGGGTTTTCCTTTCCGGCAAGTGTTGCCTCGTCATTAAAGCCCTCGATACCCTCGAAGCCATAGACAACATGGCTGTCGCTCTTTTCGTTGTTGAAATTGAACTTTCCGAGATACTTGTTATTGCCGCTGCTGTCGTTGTCGTAAAATCCATCCATCGGGAAACCGTCAACGCCAATGCGCAAATCGTAGCTACCCTTATATGCCTGTTGTGGAGGTGTCAGGAAGCCGCATTTCTTCCACACGTCATTGACAAGGCGCACAGCACCCGTGTTGTGGGTAGAGGAACTATCGGAGAAATCGGCTTTCAAACACCAAATTTTAACAGGTCTTGCACCCGGTTTGAAACTATATTCAAGGCTGGGTACATCCTTTCCGTTCACTTCAAGCGTTGTGCCGTATTTTTCCATGCGGTCAAAATATATGCGGTAGTTCTTTCGGGGATACGTTGTGGATGATGTCCCCTGTATGCGAAGCCCTGCGCCACGAACGATGAAGTCGTACTCCTTGCCGTATGCCGAGTAGAAGTATATGTCAACCGGGACTTCAAATTTCTTGTTGTTGGTCTGATTGACAAGTTCCACATCGCCCACGATACGCATCACGGACTTACCCTGTGCTCTCAATTTCTCCATATCTACAGAAACGCCCTCATCGTCCATTACATCGTTGGAATTGTAAAGCGTAACCATTTCCTCGACCGTTTCCCGGTCAACCATGAAATTGACAAGCATTTCATCATCAGTTAAGGGTTTTTCGTAGATACGGATTGAGCGCATATCTACATCTGCCGCCTCCGAACTTACGGTGATGTTCACAGGGTTGGGCTGCAAAAGGCTCTCCGTTCCGGCATACTGCTTCGTACCACATCGCACACCGTTCACGTACAACTCCATAAGCCTTGTGTCCGTTTTCTTTTGGATTACAAAGCTGATATGGAAATTCATGTCAGGCACGAAAGGAGTGTTTACCGATGAGCCGTTGGAGGCTATCATCTTCACCTCTTCCGCTGTCATTTGGAAGCCGATGCCGCCCTCCATGCAGGACAGGATAACGCCCTTTTTGTCCGTGATGTTGGAGCAACGTAACTCAAATTCGTAGGTCGCCCCGTTGGGGGTGGCATCCGAGGCAAAGGGCTTGTAGCCTATCTCAATGTTTGCCCCGTTCTGCATCCTCAATGTTTCGCCCGTCCAGCCGCTACCGCTCCAGTCAAAGCCGTTGAAAGCGGTCTTGATACCGTTGTACTCCCATTGTGCCGGGTTTTCCTCCGTGTTGCTACGACCTGCGGCTGAAAGTTTCAGCACCTGCCCTGCGGTAATCTCCTCGATGTCGATGCTTGAAGCCTTAACATCAATGTAGAACGGGTACAGCGTTGTGCCGCACTCGAAACGCATATTGGTCTTGCCTTGCGAGGTGTAGCGGTTGGTGTATATCTGCACCGTTCTTGGCACACTGACCGTCTGTGTCTTCACGTTGTCACGGAACACGGACATATCAGCCGGGGTCTTGTCGGGGTCGTATGCGATGAACTCAAAATCCATCTTCTCATACTGCCCTACCTCGATTGTCGGGGTCAGGTGGTCGCTCGTGAAGATACGCCCATCAGCGTGGCGCAACAGCGTACCGATGAAAGGCTTGTAACTTCCGGCTTTCAGGATGTCAAAGTAGATACTTTCGGACTTGATTGTAAGGTCGTCCGAGGCATCCATTTCCGCAACCATTTGGATTGTATGCCGCCCGGCTGCAAGGGTACTCAACGAGAGGTTAAAGTTGCCGTTGGTGATGCCGGACTTGGTTACGGTCTGTGCGTTCTGCTGCTTGCCGTCCACATAGAGGGTCACGACCTTTGTTCCTGCACCCGAAACGGTGAACGGTATTGACACGGTTTCAAGCGTTCCGTAGCCGCCCTGCGCTACCTTGTTGGCAAGGTTGTAGGAAGTGGAGAGAGCCAGCGTAACCACCTTAACGGATGAATATGCCTGCTTGGTCTGCTTCTTGCCCTCGATGTCCGTAACCTCTGCTTTCACGTAGATGTCAGTCGTACCGAGCAGCAGGTACTTGGATATGTCAAGGCTGTAACTGCCCTTTGCGACATTGGTGTAGGACTGGGTGAAAACCGTCTGCACACCTCGCTTCATCTGTATGGTTATGTTCGCCCTCTGCCCAGTGGATTGCCCGGCTTCATCGCCACCTGTATATTGGTGGTCGTAGGTATAGGTCAGTATGGAACTGCCGCCCTCTTTGATAATCGGGTTATCAACGGAAGAGGAAAGCACGATTTTGGTTGCCGACCCGGTTTCACCGCCTCCGGCTGGTATGGTAAATTCCGTAATGGTTGCCGACTTGCTTTTAAGGCTCACCGTTACCGTGTTATCGTCATTCTCCGTTACCTCGCTGCCGAAAAGCGTACCAGCATCCACCTCGTTCAGTTTTGCCGTTACTGCGGCATTTTGAACAGGGTTAGTGGAATCGAGGTTCAAGGTTTCGTCCACTTCGGGAACATCCACGTTGAGAACCACGTTTCCGGCATCGTCAGGGGTCTTTTTCTCACCGTTGAATGTTATCTGCTTGACCGCACCTGCGCCCCCGTACTCTTCCCACGCTCCGGGGGTGAGGAAGCTGCTGACGCTTGTTCCGGCAAAGCGGTAATCAGCCCATTTCCCTGCGCTGACCTCGAAAGTGATAATCATGCCCAGTTTCGCCTCGTCTGCTATGTCAGCCCCGGCAAGAGACGCCACAGCCGTTTCCTTTGTGTAGTAGCCGCTGCCCAAAGGCTGCTCAACAGTAACATTGTAGAACCCCGAACCGCTGCCCGAACCACCCCCAAAGTCCTTCCACTTGGAAGCGTTGTTGAACTCCGTAGCCGTGTTGCCCGAGAACTGCTTGCAAGCCCAGCCCTTAGCCGTGTTGAAAATGAACACGACCCCGTCCTGCTTTGCCTCCATGATGTTGGCTGCGACAATAGCATTAACCGCTGCCGTGATGTCCGCATACTTGGTTGTAGTGTTCAGCACCCGGTTCACGTTCACTATCGTACCCCTCAACTCGCCAGCGACATTTCCGAGGTTGCCGAGGGCGGTGTTTACCTTTCCGACTGCTTCGTTAGCCGTTCCTGCTGCCGTTTCTGCAACTCCTGCCTTGTTTGCGGCAAGGGTAGCCGCTGCATCGGCACGGGTCGTAGCTTCGACAGCCTTATTTGCCGCCTCCGTTGCCTTTGCAGCCGCATCGGTGGCAGGTTTGCCCAACAGCGACACGGGGGCTGCTACAACCTTGTTACCTTTCATAGCCGGGAGGGTCTTAACCCCGTCAAGGGTTGAAACCTCCTCCAACTCGTTCACGCCCTGCGATGCAGCCTTAACCTGTGCAAGTACATCTTGAACGATTTGTTTTCTTTCCGCATCTGTAATAGCCATATTGTTATTATTTTATGGGGTTAATAGACTGCGTATCGCCCTCGTTTTCCCCCGTATTCTCAATTTGTTCAATCAATCCGTCAATGAAACCCGGAATGCACATTTTTTCGGCTGTACTCCGAATTAGTGCCACCTCTTCATTGCTAAAACTCGTTTCTCCCTCACTCTGAAATATCTTCAATGCAAGGGCGTGTGAGCGGATGCCGTTCACCCCTGTGTAGAGCAAGTCGGCAAATATCTCTCGCACATCGACTTCTTTTTTGGTTTTCTTGCTTACGCTTGTGTAAACACAGAAAGATTTGAAATTTAATTTTGCCATTTTGTTATGATGAATAGTTAATAATCTGATACCTAAATCCATCTGCTTTTGTAATTAAAAGCATAACAGAATCTCCTTGCTCCATAGCATAATCTTGTGTCCCTTCATTTTGATTGTATATTCCTTTTAGTATAATTCTTTTAGAGCCAGTTCTTACTCGAAAAATTACAGTAGCTGCAAAATCTGTAGGCAAAGAACTTAACCCAAATTGCCTTGCAACTGAACTTTCTGTAGGAAGAGTGACTTCAATGCTACTATAGTTAGGATTGTTATAATACAGCAAAATAATATTATTTTGAGAAAAATCAATAGAGTAAGTAGACCCACTGAACGTTAACAGCTTAGCTTTAGTATTAATAAATGCTGGAGCCATCAATGCTGCGTTTGAGCTTATTCCATAATTTTTTGTCCCACCGCTCACACTGATAAACAATCCATAATTGGCTTGGTCAAAGCCATAGTTGCCGGATGTATTTGGATGAGTATTGACAATTCTACCTGCTGCTGTAAATGCGCCTCCGGCTGAAGATGGAATCACATCATCTCCAAACATGACATAACCGTTGCCAGCACCGACCCGGAAGAAATCGTCATATATGGCTAACCCTCCTCCGTAGTCGTTATCCGAAGTTGTGGCAGAGCCAATGCGCCCCGAAGCAATCTCAAAGCCGCCAATCAGCCCTTTCTGCGTTTCAATTTCTCCGATGAATTTTCCGTTTTGGGCAATGATGCTGCCGTCTTCCAATATCTTGAAATTTCCATTAGCGGTTACAAGTCCCTCCAACGCAATATTTTTTGCCTTTATCTTGATACTTGATGCAGTCTGTTCAATGAACGAAACCAAATTACCTGCTGAATCGAAAGCGAACATCTTGTTTGCCTCTGCCGTGGTAACAAGTCCAGCTGTATTCTTGATGCTGCCATCCTCGTTAAATCGGGATGCAACAAGGCTGATTTGTTCCGCAGTCTGCTCAATAGCCGTGTTCAGTTTATCGGTCATTCCCGTTTCAAGGTCGGTAAGACTTTCAGACACTTCGGAGCGTATCTCACGGGCTGTAATCGTCATTTCTGTGTGGTACTCTTCCAGTTTCCGTGTGGTTTCCGCACGTTCCTCCGCAGCCAGCGTAAACTTTTTGTCGGTCTGCTCAAAGAAAGTCTTGTAACGCTGCTCGATGTCTGCGATGCGGTCAAGGGAAAGCCGGACGGCATACAGGTACATTTCACCCGAGAACGACAATCGGAAGTCGCCCGTGCCGTTCCATAAGCCCGTTGCCTCAAAGGTCTTATACTCCTCGCCCGTTGCCTCAATCTCTTGGTTCACGGAAAGCATTTCAAACGGGCTGAACCCCTCCTGATTTGCTCCCTCGAACTCGATTTTGAGCGTGCCGGGTGTGATGCAACGGTAGAAGAAAGACAGGTAGAACTTCTTGGGCAGAAACATTCCGTCAATGTCCTTTTCATCGCATACGGGGTGACTCTCGAAGTTCTCGTTGCGCTGCAACAGGTAGCGGTTCTTGATATACAGCACGGTGCGGTTGCGGTCGGTCATTATTCCCGTGTAGGCGGTCTTATTGGCGTAGGGCTTATCGTTGAGCCATATCCATTTGTTGCCTATGAGGAAGAAAGTTACACCGTTGTCTGTTTCCCAACCGTCCATGTTGTCGTTGAAGTAGGCGTTACGCAAGTAACTCTCGTATGCCATAAGTTCCTTTTCAACGGACTGAATTTCCGAACTTATGCGCCCCTCCAGTATCTCAAACCTCGTCTTGACATCCTCGCCAGTAGAGAGGACAAACGTACCTCGCAAATATGCATTGTCGGCATACAGACCATCCCCGTGAGGCTGATTATCGGCAGGGAAAGCGTTATCACTAATCCCATCAAGATTGCCCAGCCTCGCACGCAAACAGCCCTCGAAATTCTTTGTCTTTACCCCGTTCAGTACATCAATGCGTGGCTGTCCGTCCTCCGTTGCGGATATGCTGATAAGGTTTTGGCGCAACGGGTTATCGGTGTTACCCAGAT